ATAGAGGAAGTATATGAGAAATTAAAGAATAAGTACAATTTTACTCCAAGAGAAGAACTTGCATTCCAGCAATTAATAGCGGATTATGGATATCCTGTATATAAGGATAGAGGATTGTTAAATGAACCATCAGATCCTGCGTCTGGAAATAATGTTGAATGGCAAACTAACTATTACGCATAATAGGAGTATATAATGGATATCAGTCTACCTGAAGACTTGATGAAGATAATTGAACAAATAATAATATATGAGGATATGTTGAGAGAAGAAAGCGAAGATTTTCAATATGATTATGCTTATATAGAAGAATATTTGCCTGAAGAAAAAGAAGAGAAGCCAACTATAATAAGAATTGATATATAAGGAGCCAATATGTCAAAAATAACCAGAAACGATATTTATGTGCGTAGTGAAAATGGCGGCGGATGGTTTGATGAATTTCTGCGTTCTCTGGCTGAGGAAAAAGAAAGCTCCGTGCAAGATGTTATTGATGCAATACAATATAAAAGAAGCGAAACAGTACAAGGTGTTGTAGATAAATATCGTAAAATGGTTGGACTGGACAACATAAAAGCTTATGAAAATGAAACAGATTTAGAAGTTAAAGCATCTATGTTTGAAAAAGTATATAGAAATTCTCCAAAAACATTAGAATTAAAAAATAAAATTGATGAATTTGCTGATTCTCTTGCTAATTGGAATTTAAAATATGATGAATTTCCAAGTATAAATAAGTGGGTAGATAAAAATATGGACGACTTTCCATATGGACAAGATGAGGTTATAGAATATCTTGGAAATGTTATGTCATCAAGGTCACAAAGTTATTGGGATACATCAGTGGAAGGCCGAACACACCCAGATAAAAAGAAACTTATGGCAGTTTTGGCTGATTTGGCTGGAGATGAGGGAAAAACTGCGGCATCATGTAGACCACTTTCAATAAGACATGCAAAAATAATGGATGATAAGAAAGACATTATACTTATTATAGATAAAGATCCAAAGATAAGAGAAGATATCAAAAGCATGTGCGAACATAGCGGTGGCACAAAAAATACTCACTCTATCATAAACCACCTAAGAGAAAAATTAGGAAAGGATCTGATAAGTTATTCAGACAATGATTTAATCGATTTCATAGAAAAAGTCAAAAAAGAATATCAAGGAGACACCGAAGAACAAAGTGCTGACGTAGGTAAAGTTGGAACTGATATTGAGGATCACCCAGAAGACAATGCTGCTGATTATATAACGCACGGCAAAGGAAATTAAAAATGGGAATGCATACGTCACACGTTGCTAATGACGTATTTGAAGAAGTAAAGAGGGAAGTGCTCAAATTTGATCCCGTGGAGTTTTGTGGGCGCTATCTGAAAGTTGATGGCAAGATGCCACTGGAATTAAATGGCACTGGATGGAAATTTTTAGCAGATATATACAGATATGTTGCAATAAATACATTAAGAAAAGATGGCAAGCCTGTTGTATGTGTTAAAGGTCGTCAAGTTGGTGCTACCACTATGGCAATAGCACTTGAATTATTTTTTACTTCAAGTGGTCTTTTTGGTACATCTCCGGATAATCCACCAATGCGAATTCTGCATTGTTTCCCTGCATTAAACAACGTCAACAAATTTGCAAAAGATAAATTAAGTACGATGATGCGTACTTCAACAGACGAGTATATAAAAAAACAGGGTCTAGGTTGGGATGAAAGGCTGGGTAAAAAAAGAACTGACGTCCCAGAGGATACTTTAACAGAAAAATTATTCAAAAACGAAAACAAACTTTGGGTTGATTCAAATGGAAATAACGCATCGCGTCTTCAAGGTATGACGTTAGATGCGATTTTTCATGATGAGGTTCAGAGAATGTTTGAAGAAGATATAGGTAATGGCATAAGAACCCTAACAGCATCTAATTACGGACCAACTGGTAAGGGGATTCAACTATATTTTGGTACTCCTTTAAATAAAGGAGCTTATTTTTGGAAAATATGGCAAGCATCTGATCAAAGGTATTTTTATATGAGATGCATAAAAGATGAGTGCTCTCATTATTTTACCTTATATACTCCTGGTTCAGATGAGTGGGAAAAAATTTGGTTATATGGCACCACCATCCAATGTCCAAAATGCGGCGAAATAATGGACAAGAGAGATGCCATTGAGCTTGGCAAATGGGAACCAACAAGATCTAAAATGGATAACGGAGAAGATCCATTATATGTTGGATTCCATTTCAATCAGTTTATTATACCATATATGACAAAAGAGGCAATACAGGCTGAAAATCCAAAATATAATCCAACAAAGTCTGAACGAATATGGCAAACAGAAATATTAGGAGAATTCTATAGTGGATCTGCTTTGCCAATGACCGAGGAAGAACTATATAAGTATTGTAAAAATAAAGAACGCTCAGTATCTACTAGAATCTCCAAAGGTACAGACTTAATGACGTTTATGGGGATTGACTGGGGTGGAAAAAATGATTCAAACCCAAGTCTTGGCCAATCATATTCTACTGTATTGGTAGCGTCGGTTGGCAGAGGCGGCATTTTTCAAATTGAAAATGCATTTAAGATGAAAAAAACAGATTTGGAATACAAAAAATCTGTAGTCCATGAAATGTTTAGGAGATTCAATATAAAGCTTGCTGTAGCTGATATTGGATATGGAAATGACATAGTTCCAGATTTACAGAGAGAATATCAAACTAGATTTTGGAGTTGTCTAAATAGTGGAACTCTAATAAAACCAATAAAAGTAATACAGGATAATTTATCCATAGTGTGCAACAAAGATTTAATGTTGGATGACATATTTAATGCGATGCGCAAGAGCAAGATTTTGTTCCCACTAAAAGATTCATCTAGTTTTGAACAAATGAATTGGTTGGTAGAGCATTGTTGCTCAATGGAAACTGAGACAAGAACAGTAGCCGGAAATATAGTTAATAAATATGTGAAGGGAGCAGGGCCAAACGATGGTTTGATGGCTCTCATGTATGCATATATAGCATACAAATTTCATATCACACGTGGGTTTAAAGTAAAAGAACACCAAATAAATGCAAAAGGACACGGCCCAGTGCTGTCGTTTTTGCCAAGGATGTAAAGTATGACAGAGCTAAGAAGAGGAGCAGTAAAACAGGGTATCAAAAAGACTGCAAGTATTGATGTGATGCCCAAACGAAGATTTGGCGCAAAACCTGCGACAGTATATGTCCCAGGACAATCAAACTCAGAGACACATTTTAAAAATAGAACAGCGGGACAGGTAAGTGATGCCACTATGCGGTCTGTATCTGAAGAAAGACAAGCAGATATGCTTGTAAGAGGAACTGAAGTCATTGGAAGTGCTGGCCCAGCACCACTGTTGGTGTATAGCAATTCATATAAAAAGGCACAAGAAATAAGACGGCAATATGGTTTAGACAAAACGGCAGCGACAACTACCATAAGTGGACAAGGAGCTGGGGCTGGTTCATTTGGTGTTTCTGGTGGAGCTGATACAATAAGGCAAGCCCCAGAGGTATATTCACCACTATTTCAAATTGCAAACTTGCAATTGCCGCGTGATCGAATTACAATGAATGCGTGGAACAGAAATTTTTATGACACACATCCGTTGGTACATAATTGTATAAACTTACATGCAACATACCCTATCAGTAAAATAAATCTAAAATGCAAATACAAAGATAAAGAACAATTCTTCAATGATATGATTGAAGAAATGGATCTAATAGGAATATTGCATAATATAGCACTAGAATTTTGGAAAATGGGGGAAGTGTTTCCTTATGCCGAATTAGATCCAGATCGTGGTATTTGGAAAAATATAGTGATTCAAAATCCAGATTATATACATGTCAAGACATCAGTATTAAGTGGAGATCCAGTAATATCGATGAGACCAGATGCTGCATTGCAAAGGTTAGTAACAAGTAATGCACCAGCCGATATGAAGCTTAGAGAACAAATAGATGAAGAAATTTTATATCATGTACGCAAAGGAAATAATATTCCATTAGACAATTTTCATGTAAGTCATCTTAAAATGTTGTCATCCCCATATGATATACATGGCACATCTATAATAGTAAGCGTATACAAAGATTTAATGCTTTATGATAAACTTAGAGAATCAAAATTTGCACAAGCAGATAATTTGGTAAATCCAATTACTCTAGTTTCTGTAGGTGGAACTGCTGAGGGCGAATACCATCCGACCGAAAATGATTTAGAAAAATGGAGACAAACATTAGAGGCCGCACAATACGACAAAGATTTCAAAATAATAAGTCACGCTGGTGTTAAAATAGAGCGTGTTGGAGCAAGTGGAAGTATAATAGATATAAGTAATGATATGAATTTCATAATGGATAATATACTTTATGGGCTTATGACTCCAAAGGCAGTAATAACACAAGAAGGAGCATCGTATAATAGTGCTTCAATAGGGTTAGAGGTTTTGAAACAAAGATATGAAGCATTTAGAAATATGATTGCTCGTTGGTTAAAGATAAAGGTATTTGCTCCTATCAGCGAAATACAAGAGTTCTATGATTATGAGAATGGAGAAAAGAAATTAATAGTTCCAGATATAGATTGGAATCAAATGTTATTATTTGATATGAGTGATTATATCGGGATGCTACAAAATCTAAATCAACCAGGTGCCCAAGGGGAACCTCCAAAGGTGTCAAGATCTACCCTATTCAGAAGTCTTGGTCTGGATCCAGAAGATGAGAAACGAAAAGTAAGAAAAGAAATGATCGAAGATATAATAGCCATCAAAGAAAAACAAATATGTCAAGGAATGCAGACAAGTGCATTGAGGGCAATAAAAGAAGGCGAAGATATAGTAGAACCAACAGAAGAACCGTTACCAGGTGTTCCGGGTGCAGAAGTACCGGGTGGTATGCCAGGAATGGGGCCATCGCCATTAGGTGGTGGATTAGGTGGACCATTGGGTGGTCCATTGGGAGGCCCACTAGGAGGCCCGCCTGGTGGAGCTCCGCCGCTTGGAGAAATGGGACCACCGCCAGGACCACCGCCAGGTGGTGCAGGAGCAGGTGGTGGCGGCGGCGTGCCACCACCAGGTGGAGCCCCGGTATAAGGAATATTAAATGAAGTTATTTGATAAACTTGATAGAAACATAGATTACAACAATTCTTACAGTATAAGAAGACCTATTGTGATACTTGAGAATGAATTTAAATTAGCAGAAAAAAATAATGATGAACAATATGCTCGTGAAATTATAGATACTGCGAAAAAAATCTATGAAAAACTATCAGAAACATATCGAGAGAGTGAAGATTATGGTGAGACCATGAGTTATATGCAAAAATTGTGGTCTAAAAGATTGAAAGAATTTATAGGATATCTTTCGAAAAAAATAAAAGATAACTTTGGAACGCAAAATGTCCCGACTATCTATACGAAATAATAATATTTCTGTACGAGCAGGAATAATAGATTATCCAAAAAATATGTACAGTGAGATACTTCATTGGGCTCTTGCTGTACGTAAAGTATGGAAAAAAGATCAATCTATTAATGCTGTATATGATTCTCAAAACTCAATACTTAAGACTGTTAATGAAATAAAAGAAAATCCTAGAGATATACATAGATATGACAGTACAATTTCAACATTTATATATGATATAACAAACGATTCTAAAGCCCTTGGGAAAATTTTGTACGATTATTGTGAAAAAACTAGTGATGAAGATAGGTGGTCATCAAAAACTGAAGGATTAAGAAGCTGCAATTTTAATATATATGAAAATAATGACACGATTACACGAGGGTCCTTTTATTTTTCTTTCCCAATGATAGAGGCCAGTACCACAAACAACCCAAGAAATCCAGCTATAGATGAAGATACATCCATAGATTTTAAATTTGATAAGAAATCTAAACATCTCACAATATCAACAATAAATAGTGAGTGGCTAGAAGACACTAGAAAAAAATTATTAGATTTTGCAACTGAACTTTCTTTTAATCCAGAAGGTCTTTTTAGATTTATACGTACTGAAGAAAATGATGAATATGTTATTGTAGATATACCAAAATTTTCTCTATATCCAAAATTTAGAGATGTAGTTATTTCTGTTGATAGATATGGCATACATGGATTAAAATATTTCGTTAAACCACTTGAAAATTATGAAAAAGTTGTAAATATGGCTCTTGCTATATCAGAAGAACTTTCAAGAGCAGAAGACGTATTGGAAACATTTGTTCGTACACCAGCTTTGGATAAACCAGAAAAGAAATATTCTTTCGAATCAGAAGAAACAAAATATGGTAAAATGACTCGACGCAATTTCAAAGTTGATATATCGGATACTGAACAATATAAAAAACATGAATTTATGAAAGTGATGCCCGAAGATCAACCATATGACCATCTAGAGGTTAGGTTGTACGAAAAAAAGCACGAAGAAGATGCCGGGTCTCATTCTGAATTATATGGAAGAATAATAGTATATGGCCTGACGGAATATGGCGAAGATTTTATCAAAGAAGTAATAAAACATGAACTTGTACATATGATGCAGGTATTGATAACACGAAGAGTTGGAGAAACAAAAGAGGGTTTTGGCGAACTACAATGTATCAGATGCAAAAGAAAATTTGACGAAATGCCAGAAAATGGAAAATGTCCGTATTGTGGTGCTAGTATTGATTATGAAAAGGCAGGTTTGCCCAGTTATTTTGATCCATATGGATATCATAGATATACCAAGGAAGACAAGGGTGGAGAAGATTATGGTAGAAGACATGCTATATCAGATGTGGAATTTTTTACCAGACTTGTAGATGCAATTGAACAGATGCGTAGAATAGTTCTTCCGCCCGCTCTTAGTATAGAAGAATACGATCATTTTAAGTATAAAACTAGATCTGATATTAAGCCAGAAGATTGGAAAAAGATTTATGCATACAGATTTGAAAAATTTTTGAATCAGAATCCAACGCTTAAACATCTAAAAGAAAGTGGGCAGCAACAAAAGTATCAGAAGATGTTACGAGAATTATATAGACAATTTGATAATGCTACAAAAAATATTACGACAGCTGGAGACATTATGAATATAAGCAAAAGGGCAAAAGTAACATCAGACAAGCCGGCTTATAAAGAAAAGAAAAAGACCGACAATGGATACGTGTGGGTATATGACGAAAAGCATGTTGAAAAACGTTGGAAAGAGAAAAAGGACAAACTAAAGAAACTTGAAAAAGATATTAAAAAAGTCCGTGAGCAATATAAGAAAGATCTAAAATCAGATGATGAAAGAACTAGAGCCATTGCCGCCATAGTTGGAATAATGGATGACACAGCTATGCGTATAGGTAATGAGGAATCTGCTAAAGAAGGAACATTTGGGGCATCAACTCTTAAAGTCAAGCATGTTAAGGGCGGCAAGGGTAAAATGACATTTGATTTTCCTGGCAAAGGTGAAATTGAACAAAATGTTGTGCTAGAAAACAATGATGTTATCAAAGTTATCAGAGATCTTATGAAGGGTAAAAAAGCTGATGATTTTATTTTTGAAGTAGATGGCAAAAAAATTTGGGACAGAGCTGTAAATAGATATCTAAAACCACTTGGAATCAGCGCAAAAGATTTACGTGGTTTTCACTCAAATCGTCTAATGAAAGAAACATTAAAAAAGAAGGATTGGAAGGATGCATTAAAAGAAGTATCCGAGATTGTTGGACACGAGGCGGCCACATTAAAAAATCAATATTTGGATCCTGAACTAGTAGAGAAGCATGAAGATAGTGGTAAAAAGAAAAAAGCCTATATCAGTATAAGAGCAGAAGAATATCAAACTCCATCAATAGAAAAAGTTATAAGAGATGTTTTGAAGCCAGAATATGGTGCTGGAGCTATGACAACTGAAAAAGAGCCGCAGCAACCACAGCAACCACAGCAATCACA